AATTTAAAATTCCATGTTTTAATATAACCACGAATAATGTTGTACAAAATAGCTATTTCATTTGGATAATTTATAATTGGAGTACCAGACAATAAAATAATTTTTGCATTATCAGCAGCCATTAATAATTCATATAATTCCATAGTTACGCTATCCTCGCTTCTTTTGCCTTGTTTATTTACTATTCTACTAACTAAATTATGTGCTTCATCAATAATAACAACAGAATTATCAAACGGATTTATCTTACCGGTTTCACCTTTTGTTAAATTACGCATATGTGATCTTCTTAATCCATTATATGAAATAAATTGATATTTATAGCGTATCATTTCATCTAGTTGTTTGTCTAATATGTCTTTGTCGGTACTCTTTAACGTTGAGTAATTTGATTTCTTCTTCACATTTATTAACCAAGCTCCACCTTGTTTATTTATATAATCTAAACTTAAATTCAGCGCGGTAGAGAGAGATTGTATATTTTCTTTTGTCGCTCGCACAAACTCCCAGTATTGATTTTTTTTATACATAATATCACCGCATTTTTTTAATTCTTCGTAATAATTTCTTCGTAGAGAAGCAGGCGTCATGACAATTATTTTTTTATCATCTTTCATACCTTCTGCAATAGCGATCGAAGAGCACGTTTTACCCGATCCTAGACCGTGGTATAATAATATCCCTCTGTAAGGAGTATAGATGTTTATATAATCTTTTACAATTTTTTGATGTGCCATCAATGAGAAATCATCACCAGCTCTATTTTCACAACTCATTGTTTCTGCAGCTTCTTTTACCTCTTGTTTATACGGAGCAAACAAAGAATTAATAAAATTATTAAAAATCTCTCGATTATCCATATAATAACTAGATGCTTTAATTAACACTTTTTGTGATTTAGGTGGTATTCGGTCTGCAATATTAGTATCATATAGTATTTGTGATTCTGGAATAAGTTTGGTATCCCCTATAGGTGATGCACGTTTTTCACGTTCACTTACGCGCGAAGATTCTTCTATTAATTTTAATTTTTTTTTAAGTTTTTTAGGTTTTACTTGTGTAGGTAATGGTTCATTCTGACTGTTAATATTTGTATCTAATATTGGGATACTTTGTTGCGGAGGAGTTTTTTGTTTAACATCTACTAGTTTGTCTAATTTTTGTAAAAAATCGTCGCGATTAAATGCCCGCTCATTTCGAACGTCTTTAATTTTTGGTGCAATTTCTACATTTTTTTTTTGTTCGGGAGGCTTAATTTTTACAGAAATCATATCGTTTAATTTTGGGGGATTTTTTACTTGTAATTTAGCTAAAAGTTCTGCAGACATATATACTAATAACATATTAAACTTATGTTTTTACGACATAACAATATCGTATACTAAATTATATTGTGTAACTTTTCACCCTAACAACTATTGTTATTTTCCATCTATTAACATAATTGCTTCTTCGCACGCAGATTGTTCCGCTTTTTTCTTAACACGATGCGTTCCTGTACCAAGACAAACGAAAACTGGTTTGTTTCGTGATAATTGTTCTTGAATTCTTTCAAAAGAACCATACGTTTTAAACATTTCTGCATTTTGTGGATGAGTTGTGTGTATAGACATTCCAATACAAATATATACACCCACGGTGTATCCATTCTCAAGATCACGGGAAATTTCAAGATATGCTGGTGTTGTTTTGAATTCTTTCTGCACTTTTACTTGAAGTATATTTTTGTAATTGTCATCTACTTTAATAAGGTGTTGCCAATCGACATATTTTTCAAATACCGATTCCACAAATATTTGAGCCATTTGAAATCCAGGACCGCAAACAAACACATTTTTAAACCATCCTTGGTTATCTTCAACTTGAATTTTATTGAAATCTAAAAATAACGCCCCAATAAATGCTTCAAAAAGACAACCTAATTTTTTTAAGTTTGTGCGCGTAAATTTATCTTCTGTATTTTTGGATAAAATAAACCATTTGTTTAATTTCATTTGATACGCCAATTTGCCGATATGTTCGTTTTTTACTAGGGCAATTTTTTTCTCAGTCATAAATCCCTCATCTTCTTTTGGAAAACGGCGGTATAGATAATATTTTGTAATTAGCTCAAGCACACCGTCTCCTACAAATTCCAGGCGCTCATTTGATTTTGTTTTAAGCGGAATACAACCTTCTGGTTGGTCTACAATAGTAATATTGGATGCTTCGTTTTCCAGAGCAGGTCTTTTGGTATACGACCTGTGAATAAATGCACGTTTATATAATTCCAAATTATGTACCTTTGCAGTAATACCATATTCATTAAGAATAGATTGAACTTCGTTCAATGTAATCTCTTTATTGTTTGGGTTGAACGGGTTAAATATTAATCCGTTTTCAGTTTCGTAAATATCTTCTTCAGGTGCGCGAAGTTGTTCTTGGGTATCCATAATAAATTATATATAGAATATAGTTTAAGTTGTATTTTAATAGTATATTATACTCCCAATATTATATACTATTACATTTTTCAAATCGTATTTTTCTGTGAAAGTAATAACTTCAAATCTATTTTTACACCTTTGCACGTTTAAAACGCCGATTTTCTTAAAAGTTTTTTATTTTATTTCCTGAATATAATAAAAAATTGATTTACTTTTGTTATAAATATATTATTAAATAACTTGTATGAACTTTATCAAAATGGATTCCACTAACGGATATATTTATGTTAGAAATCATCCATCATATGATGTTGATGATGCGTGTAAAATGGGTAAATCAGATAATATTCCTGATAGAGATTCAGAATATGCTACTGGTGAGATTAAAAGAGGATATTTTGAAGTTGTATTTGAAGTTCCTATTGAAAAGATGGGAATTGTTGAACGCTTATTACAAAATGAGTTTCGTAAATTAAATGTTAAATATGATGCAGGAACTGAATTTTACAATAAAAAAATTATTACGCTTATTGAACCTTATCTAATTACACTTGGAA